GATCCTTCGAAGGGAATACAAGAACTTCGTCCAATTAATCCAACAATGATTAAAAAGATAAGAAAAGTAAATAAACAACAACAAACAATGGGACATAATGCAGTTCCTATGGTAAAAAATGTAGAAGAGTTTTTCATCTATAAAAATACCGATAAAGATTCAATATATCAAACAACAACTCAGGGTGTAAAGATTCATCCTGATTCGATTTGTTATGTACATTCAGGTATGGTTGACACTGCATCGAAGAGAGTTGTTGGTTATTTACAAAAAGCAATTCGACCAATGAACATGCTTCGTCAGATCGAAGATGCAGTTGTAATTTATAGGATTTCAAGAGCGCCAGAACGAAGAATATTTTATGTTGATGTTGGAAACCTTCCAAAGCAAAAGGCAGAACAGTATCTTCGTAGCATCATGAATCGCTATCGAACAAAGATGGTATATGATCCATCTACTGGTGAAACAAGAGACGATAGAAACCATATGCATATGTTAGAGGATTATTGGCTACCAAGAAGAGAAGGTGGTAGGGGAACTGAAATCTCTACACTAGATGGTGGTCAAAATCTTGGTGAAATGGAAGATGTAGATTACCTTCTTCGAAAGGTATACCGATCTCTAAATGTTCCCATTAGTAGAATGGAGCCGGATAGTGGTTTCAACATGGGAAGATCTGCTGAAATTACAAGAGATGAAGTTAAATTT